GGGCAGTAAACAGGCAATTCAGGTAGAGACAGCAACGCCGCGAAGCGAGTTTCGCGGCGTTGGCGCGCGGTGTGGCAATCGACAATGAAAAGTAAGGTGGCGATCCCGACAGGACTGCAATTTTTTACTGTTTTTATAATTAAAACAATAACTTGCACGAAAGGTGTGGTGGGATAAGTGCACATTGATTTCATTGAGGAATTTTAACTGACCTTCACACCTTTGCTGCCACAAAGGCACCGCCAACCACTTCCACCCACGCCCTCATGATAAGCTGCGCTTGCATTGGTGAAAGCTTCACTTCCTCACCGTTGAGCGTGATGAATATCTCATCCCCTCGCCTGATCGGCTGGAGGTCGCGGATTGCGGCGGATATATCCTGATGAGACACAGTATCGGTTAAGCCAAGCGATGTTTTCGCAGGCTTCAACGAGCGCCTGAAGCGCGTTACCGTTGTTTTTGGAAAGAAGGTATTCGGCGAACTCATTAGGTGTCATCTCACAAATTCACTTTAACGGATGATGCCATGCGCCCGGACACGTCATAGGTGTCCGAGTATACGCTACGTCCAGATCGGTACTTGCTGAAGGAGTGATACGCGTCCTTGGCGACAGGCGAGCGCATTGAGGTGACGAGCACGCCACCTTCCTCGATTGCGCTTTCATGATGGATATGTCCCGTGTACACGCGGCGATACGTGCTGTCCGCCCAATCCTGCGGATTATCTGCAGCCATGACCAAAGGAAGATCGCGCATCTTGGTCTTGTCGCCGTGCGTGGCGCCGAGAAAAACCTTGCCTATCCGCTTCCACCAGAAACGCGATGGGCTGTCATCGAAGGTGACGCGCTCGTTATTCTCATAGAACAGGCTGAATGCCAGCGAGAGAGCGACCGCAGACTGATCGTCGTGGTTGCCGGGGAGAATGCGGACCTCGACCGTTCGGAACTTCTGCAAGGCCAGATCGACAGTTGACCGCACCATGTCGAGGGCGGTTCGCAGCACTTTCGGATATCGACCGTCAGCGTCGAGGAAGTTCCCGGATCGACTTGTCACCGGCTCATAGCCATCGAAATGCAGCATATCGCCAAGGCCGAGGATTATGCCATGTGAGGAAGGCGGCGACTGATTGATGACGCTGACCATTGCCTGCATGATCGTCTCACGGGCAATCTTCAGATCGTAATTCTCGCCCGTCTCTCTGGCCCACGCCATAAGCCCGATATGCCAGTCCGGGAGCGGTATCACCGTGAACGTGTTATCGTGCGAAACGTCTGGCTCTGGAATGAGGTGTGACGCCCCAGCATAGTCGGAAATCACATCCCGAACAGCCTCGACAATATCAAGCGCATTCGGGTCCATCCCCGTTTTGAGCCATTGCTGCTTGACGTTCCCCTCAGCATCCACAAGAGCAGACACATTTTTAATGTAATGTCCGTCAGGTACATTAAAACGGCCCATAGCCTCCGATGGCTTTTGCTGGATGCTTTCACTGACCACCTGTCCGTTTCGAACAGTTGCTGAATAACGGGAAACATCGAAACCGGGGATAGGTTCGACCGGGGAGAAAAGCCCTGCCGCCTTTGCCTTAAATACCCGATCCTGAAGAGTGGTGCGCTTAATTCCCGATGCACGGGAAGCCGCGATAATCGTGCCATGTTCTCGTACGAGATCCACGGCCTCTTGTAAGGTTTCGTAAGGGAGAGCCATTACACCGCCGCTTGTCGAGTGTTAACGAGGCCAGAACTGGCTTATGAAGGGAATGACTTTTGTTGTGATTGCGCCTGCCAGTGCGGCGATCAGGATAAGGGCGAGCTTGGCACCCTTCGCTTTCGTGAGCAGTTCATACATCTCATCTATCTTGTTCGACTGCTCATCGAACTTTTCTTCGAACGCTTTCAGTCGTTCCTCAAGGCGGATAACGCGGTCGCGTGTGTCTTGCACGGGAGTGGTCACTTCCAGCACCCCGCAGACTTTCCGTATGCGTTATGGCCTGCGATATCGCGACCGGCTGGGAGATCGTTCTGAGCTAGGAACAATGCTGTTCCCGGCTTAAGGCCGATCCGTTTCCATCCCGCGCAATTGCTCGCAGTCTGACTGCAGCCCGCCAAGATCAAGGCACAGCTTATAGCTATCCATACCGATAATTTGCTCATCCACGTCCGCCCTTTTCTGGATTGCCTTTGCCGTCGCTTCTGCCGCCGCCACAGCGGTTCGCTGGCGCTCTTTTATGGTTCCGTATGCGTAACCACCTACTGCCATTAAAAACGCCGCCAGAACGGCAGCGAGCGAGTATTTCAGCCATGAGGGAATGAGCGCCCAGATCATGACGCTTCCAGTTCAGCTTTGATGTCTTTGATCGCCTTCACGATCCAGCCACGGAGAGCCAGACCGCCGAGCAATACGACAATCGCGAGACCGCCCATAACGATCAGTTCACGCCAGCCGAAGCCAGCAAGGCCGAGCGCACCGATACCGCCGCCGGAGAAGATCGAGCCAATCCAGCCAGCAAGGCTGAACTTCTTCTTCACTTCCTTTTCGACGGTTGGCGGAACGACGGGCTTATCTACTTCAACGGCAACGATCTCTTTCGGCTGAGCCTGATCGTGACGCTTGCGGACTTCTGCCAGAACCTCCCGGACACGTGCCGACTTAACCGCTGCCCGCTGGCCTCCGTAGTAGCCAACGTCTTTCGTCGTCGGCAGGCTTGCCCATTCCTGAGCCAGATTGTTAATGAGCGTGTCTTCCTTCAGGCGGCCAGACAGATACTTGTCGATCCCACGAACGCCGAGAAGGTAACAGGCGCATCGGTCCTGCAATGCTTCATTGAACAGAAGATTGTTCGACAGTTGCAGGGTACGCTTGATTGTCCGAAGCGTGGTACGGACGATCTGATACCGACCGAGTGCCGAGCTATTCAGCTTGTTCTTCGGGTGCGACAGCATCTTGCCTTGCAGATCGTCAATCTCTTTCAGGCTCATTTTCACCAGATCGACATCGCCGCCGGTATAAGCGCCATAGCCGAGGGTTTCGTTGTACCCGTCGCCCTTGTCGGTCCCTTCGGTGAACCCGATCAGATCGAGCAGCGGGCGATACACGTAGTACAGGTCTGGCGTTGAGACATGCGGCATCGCTTTGGCAAAGGTTCCCTTGGCCATTGTGTTTTCCTTACTTTGTGAGATGATCGATTAGCGCTGCTGAAGTTACCCTCCCTTACAGCGCGACCTCGGTAGCGACCTTCCCAGCACCGAGGTTTTTTTTGGGGGCACGAATTAAAATGTTAACAATCGCGCCTTTAATGTGAGACCGGGCGCTTATCATTGCTTTCAGCTTGGTTTCCCAAGGCGCCTGCCCCGGTTAACGAAACCTTGCCGGGGCTTTCCAAATTTGAATGAACATTCTCGCTCCTCTTGGGTTAGCCCTTAAGGAGGTACCAATGGGCTCATTCATTTACGATCACATCGAATGGATATTGTGGGCGTTAATGGCGCTAGCTGCTGCTATCGTAACAGCTTATTTCTTCTACGATGGAGGCGGAAACTCGCAATGAAAAGCCGCCTCAGTGGGCGGCAACTTGTCATTCTGTCTTCGTTGATGCATCTGATATAATTATCTTTTGCCTTTTTTATCTCCATAGTCAGAAGATGAGCAAAAGCTTAACCAAAAATGGACCACATTAAGTGATACGGTACCAGATTGGCTCGCCATTGCTGTAGCGCGGCGGATATTCTTCGTTGTCCATAGCCGCCCCCTTAACCGACAAGGTAGCCAGAAAACGACGAGATGAACCCGCGATAATCGAAGCTCCATCCAGCATCCATCAGCGCCCGAACATCGACATAATCGCCTTCGGCAAGCGAAATAGCCCGCGTAATGCTTACGGGTTGGACGCCGGTGAAGCGCACGATTGCCTCGGTTAAAAGCGTGCCGTTTTTCGCAAAGCCGATTGAACCTCCGGTCGTTACCGAATTGAGGCCAAGCGTGGCCGTGAACTGGTACAGCCCGTCGAATGGTGCCACGAAGCGATTTGACGCCGACACATAATCCGGGCTGGAGCTGGAAAGTGCGGGGAATGCAAGAATCTGCTGATCCGTATTAATCGTCACATCGGCTGCGTTTCCCGTTGCCGTGAACTGCGGGCGCTTCAGATAGCGTGTGCCGACATCCTGAACGATCAGGTTGGTATCGAAACCACGATAGATCGGAGCCTGCGACGTGAACGCAACATAGGGTCGACTTTCGTCCGGCACGTAATCCCCCGCGCTGCCAAAACCATTACCCTCCATCCGCAAAAGCAGATCGACGGTAACGTCAGTCAGAATGTTATTCGTCGTATAGGCTGTACTGGATATACGGGCGAAATTGCAATCCTTGATCGTATTGGCGGAAGGCCCTTCATAGCTGGTGATAAGAACATCGGCCTTTCCAGCGTTGTCCTCGAAATAAACCCCGTCCAGAATGATGCCCTGACGGCCCTGATAGCCTGGGTTTTCCGCCCAAAGACCGGCGGAATTTGTTCCTTGAACACCATTGTTTTCGATGCTTCCGCCGCGAACGGCGAAGTTCGCAGGCCGAAGAACATGAAGACCTTGGACGTTATTTGTCGATATGTAGGGCTGGGTGATGGTGATAGCATTCGGGCAATACACACCGCCGCCCGGATCGCTGGTATCCCCGGTTCCGGGTATGAAATCCATACCAACATTGTTGCTGTAACTGTAAGGCTGCTCGATCTCGCAGGAGAATGCGCCCTCATAGGATTGCCCTATATTGAAGCCAATCGTGCGGATGCGCTCATATCGACCGAAACAGAACCCGGTCGATTTGAAGCCGATGCCGTCGAGACCGGCTGGCTTGTAAAGGGTAAATCCTCCGACCGTTTGCAGCTTCGCACCAGAACCCGGTGCATTGTACCCGCGAGTTTCGAAAGCGGTATAATTTCCAGCCGCACAGACGAATAGTGTCAGAGGGCCTTCACCATAGATTGACGGTGTAAAATCCCCGGCGACCGACGAATGATCTAACAACAATCCCGGAGCTGAGATATTCCATCTCCCAGAAGGGATTTTCCCGTTCACCTTTAAAGCAACCGTGCAATCTAGAAAATTTTGTAGGGCCGTAGTATCATCACTAACACCATCCCCTTTCGCGCCTAATTGCCTCGCGTTTATTTCTAGTTCTGCAAGTTCCCACCATGCACCGTCAGCAGACTGGACTTTGCCCGCGTGGGTGGGTTCTGAGAATACACGCTTGTAGAGAGCAGCCCCCCCGTCGCCAACCATGCCAAAGCCGTTCGTCCGAATAGCCGACATACCGTTGGGAATTTCCAGTCCTTCGACTGCATTTCGTGTCGAATAGATCGGAACATTGCCCTGCGAAACGGCATCCGATGCAGCGGCCACAGCTTCATCACGAGCCACTTCAGCTCCCGCCTGAGCAGCTTGTGCAGCGGCGAGAGCCACTTCAACATCGTTAAGCAACGTTTCCATGTCGCCATACGACAACATGCGAAGCTCTGAGCCAGTATCGATGCAAAGAACAGCCATACCCGGCGTAAGATACCCCGCTGGCACTGGCTGGTTGATATTTGTAACCAGTTCGCGATTGATCGCGCCTGATACCGTCACTGGCCCGGTGTTCTCCTGAGTAACGTTCAGGATATAGAGCACCTGATACGCCGCCGCAGGGATAACAACAGAAGCGGTAACTATAATATTGTTGGCAGTGCCCTCATCAGCATTGTTCAATCGAATGACGCGATTGTCAGGAAAGTTCTCACTTCCTTCGGTCAGCGCCTTCAACGTGTCGCGGATATCCGGCTTGTGAGGATTGAACGGGCCGGATGCGGGAACGCCATCGGTAACGAAATCACGGAAAATCTCGTCAATCGTGCGAACGGTCATGCGAATGCTCCATAGCAAAACGCCCCGCCAAGGCAGGGTGTGAATTTCTAAGGTTGTCGGATTGGTCAGGGCGTCGTTTTGATCGTGCTGGCTGAGTAAGTGCCAATGCGCCCCTTCTGGGTGCGAACGGCCAATTGGAACTCGTATTCGGTCAATGCGGAAAGCGTTGGCGTTTCAAAGCTCTCCGCGTCGTTTTCGAGCGGCCCAGCTACACGCCATTCGGTATCCGCCGTTTTCTTCCAGCGGACCATGTAGTTCAGCAATAGATTGCCAGTGGGCGGGAAACTCAGCTCTGCCGCAGGGCCTGAAATAATGGTCACGTCTGGCGCGTCTGGGATGGGCAAATCATCGTCCGAAGTAGTCTCGTCCGATACAGGCGCTGTGCCTTCCTGCGAGGTATCCCACTGATAGGCAGTTTGAGGCATGGACTGAACCTGAACAGTCGCCCCTTGCAATATGCCGCCTTCACCAAGAATGAATTTGAAATCAAGGACTTCAAAAACACTGTTGATGCCGAATAGCGGGTATTGAATGCGGATAAGCCGCTCACCGAATGCAGCGAGACCCATCAGGTTCGTATTGAACGTCCCCACCCAGTTCGGATTTGCGCGGAACCATTCGAGCTTCATCAGCCGTCTGGCTTGGCTGTGTGACGGAGCCATGTTGAATTGTACATCTCTGGCTTCTTCGCCACGTTCGGACACGTCATCTTCATCGGCCCACGGGTCGGCGTCAGATGCCTGATAATCCTGGTTGGGGTCGAAGAATGTGGCCCGGATCGTGTTTGCCGTTGTCATCACGTCACGGCCACGGCCCACGTCGCTGAAACCAGTGATGGCGTCAGCCGTCAGAATGACTGTCGGCTCGGACCACGCTCCAATATCAAGCGTAAGGCCACCGTCTGGCGTCGGGACCAGCCTGCCATCGCAACAACCCAGCATTCGGCCTAATACGTCAGCCGGACGCTCATCAAGGCTGTATGAACCCCAGAGACGGTATCGCGGTTCGGCGCCACCGGCAGCAATAGGGATTGCTTCGGCGGCGCGGTTGTATGCGGCGATCCAACCGGCATGAGCCAGAGGAGTTGATACAAGGCTTTCAGGAAGGCGCATACCGTCCTTGTGCGTCATGTAGTCCCGGATTACGGCTGCAGCGTTATCGTTCCACGCGACCGCGCCAGTGACCGGATTTTTGACCAGAGACGTGCGAGCCACGACGCGATAGTTCGTGTTCACGCCGTTCGGGAAGAGGCTTAGATAATACTCGTCACCAACTGCATACTGGCAGGCGAGCAAGGAGGCTATGCCATCACCTCGATGCGCTGACGTCCATTGCGGAAACTTTGCAACAAGCTCGCTATATGCCACCTCCGTACTTGCGCCCAGACGTGCTTCCAGTCGCAAGAGGGATTTCTTATCCGTCCCTTCCCTGTACTTGCTTGGTGGCACAGGGGTTCCGTCGGGCAACAGGTCTATCTTCTGGTCGTCGAGCCAGAATTCTTCAATGGCATCGAATGGACCCTGACCAAGAGCGAGAACCTTGAAGAAGCCGCCGCTCTGGGTTTCGGCGAATATCCATGCGCCAGATGTCTTGACACGGCCATAGTGGCGAATGCGGGGCGGCGTAGGCTGGCGAACCTGCTGCTGCACATCTTCCGGCTTTGGTTGCTTTGGACGAAACAGTGACGATGCCAGGTAAGAAATACCCAGGCCAATAGCCAAGCTGCCAAGCGTCGTACCGGCGGCAAGCGTGATCAGGGCAAGACCTGTCTGCAAGGCAGCGCCAAGCGCGCCAGCGCCCACCACAGACGCAATGATGCCCGAAAGAGCTACGGCCATTACAATCTCCAAGCCTTCCAGACAGAATTGAGCGGTGCTCCGACGAACCCCTGCTCATCGTGCGAGAACCAGCAATCTCCGACATGGATCGCCATGCACAGTTTGCCGTTATGGATGATCAAACCGACATCGCCAGCCACAGGCTCGCCGGTCTTAATGAACCCTTGCGAGCGCATTGCCCGGTTGACCAGCACAGCCAGCCCGCCACGATCTGCCAGTATCGATGCAGCTCCTTCGGCGTCTGAATACGCACGGTCCACCCAAGCCAGCGGCGACAGGCCTGTGCAAGACCTGATCCAGCGATCAACGGTCGAAACACAATCGGTCTCTCCCCACCGGAAAGGCTTTTGCGCCTCGGCAGCTACAAATTCAGTAATTCCCATGGACAACTTCTCAGCGATGTTTCAAGATCACGGCATAACCGGAGGGCTTCATGAAAAAACTATCTATCCTGTTGTTTCCATTCATCATTGCCGGGTGCGCAAAAGACCCAAAACAGATTGTAGCAATGCAGTTGCCGAGCGACACATATGCGAGCTATTCCTGCGAACGCCTTGCCCAAGAACACGCCAGATCAACCAGCAATCTTGCAAATGCTGTGAAGCTACAAAACCAGGCTCGTAATGAAGATGCTATGGGCGTGTTCTTGATCGGTGTGCCGATGAGTAGCGCGATGGGCAATGACCGTGAAAGCTGGGTCGCGCAGCACAAGGGCGAACTAGTCGCCATCGAGGCGCAGCAGAAGCGCAAAGGTTGCAAATAGAAAAGCGCCCCGTAGGGCGCTCTGTTATGCTGGTAGCCTGCGCCGCCGGAAGTTTACCGTTCCGGGCTCATCTTTCCCGCAGTGGGTGATTATCGTGATGCAGCCTTGGTCGAGGTTGTCCATGTCATCTGCCCTTATCGGGCAGTTCGGATAACGCTCCCGAAGGGCAATGACGATTTCAGCAAGAGCTGCATCAATCCGTTCGTCGGGCGTCATCTCCGATTTTGCAGCAACAGCCACAGCCGGAACCGTAAGTGCCACACCCGCAATAGGAGCGGCACGGAGAAAAGAACGGCGTGAAACGTGAATACCCATTATGCGCCCTCCTCTTCATTGTATGGCCCGAAAGCCAAAAACCCGCGCCCCGTTTTATCGGCCTTACTCGCTGGACGCACGAGAGCGTATTCAATACACCCGTCGATCTCGTCCAACACCTTGGACAACTGAGACATTAAGCGACGGGCCTTGATGTGAGCATTTTCGGGGCTGTGAGCATGCAGTTGGGCTATGTTTGCCATCATGCCGCCCTCACCGTCTGAGGGAACGCCTTGGCCAAGACTGTCAACCCTTTCGGAGTGACGCGAACCTGTGTTGAGATCCACTCTGTTCCGTCTTCTTTTGGCCCGGTAGTGACCTTGTGTTCGAGGTAACCCGCCATGATCTTCGACTGATATGCAATATCGTCCTTGGAACCTGGCCGGCGGTACGTCCAACCGTTCGTGCGCATCCAACGGCAAAGAAGGTGCGGTGCGATGCCAAGGTGCTTTGCCGCTTCCGTCCGGTTCAGGCTGCCGTGAGCCTCGGCAATCTGTTCCAGTGCCTGAACTGCTGGCATCATTTCTTCGACCCGGCTTTCCAGCGCGATAACTTTCTCGCTGTACGTAATAAGATAATTGCGCAAAGCAGCCGCATCGTTCGCAAAACCAAGGGACGGCCCCGAAGCCATCTTTTTCAGCTCTTGCTCCATAGCGTTGAATTGAGCAACGTATTTAAGCTTGAACTTAAGAGCCTTCTTGCCAGTGAATCCCATAGCCAACAGAGCGAAGCCGTCACGGTCTATATCATAGGATCGGTATGTCTGGCCGTTCGAAGGCTCAACATATGGGGTCTGCATAAAACTATGCATACCCAAGTCTGGCTCTGCCTTTAACAGGTTGTCTACCGCAAGCAATACAGCTCGGTGTTCTTTGCTAAAGTAAGCGGCAACGTCACGGCTGTTTGTGAACACGCCGCCATCTCGCTCGAAGACAACCGGATCAGTCTCGATCTCGGTATTTAATGCAACAGTTGATACGGAATTGGTGTGTGTGCTATTGTGCATAACATATTCCTATTCGTAGTGGGGATTTGAAAAGGTCGAGGATCACGCTCTGCAAAGCGCCTCGGCCTTTTTGCTTTCTTGCTGTTCGGTCACGCCTTTCCATAAAAGCTGTCGAATTGCCTCCGCTCGCGTCTTAATTCGCTGAGCAAACTGAAAATCTTCAACCGCCTCTATTAGTCCGGGCTCCATGAGGAGCTGAACTCGCTCCGTTCTGAGACCCATTTCCTGCTCCTTTCGTTGGTTCTCTACAACTGTAATATGAATAAGCTCATTATGCTTGTCAACAGCTATATGCTCATATCGCTGTTATTGCTTTTCATAAGCGGAAACGCTAGCCGTTTTCACTAGAAAAAGGATCAACACCATGACCGAAGAAGCTGAGAACAAAACAGAGCGCGTTCAATTGCTCATGACCCCTTCAGAAGTCGGGGCAATTGATGACTGGGGCTTTCAAAACCGCATCAGAACAAGAGCCGAAGCCATTCGAAGACTATGCCAAATGGGTGTAATTTTCGACCGCGAGATTAAACCAGCCGTTGAAATGGTCGTGGCACATATTCGAGATTCTACTAGTGGTCAAAAGCCGAAGCTGACACCCGCAGAACACCAGCAGATGTTCCAAGATATGGCAATCTCATTGTGGAACGCCGGGACCGTCTTTTCAAAGCTGGACAACGACATCCCAACGGAGGATGCGATTGACGCTGTTCTCAAGCTTTACGATTATTACAAGCAGCAGGAATCCAAACCAACAACTGACGACAAGTAGCCCTCGACGTCGACAAATAACCTCCTGCCGGCAGTAAGACCGGCCTTTGCGCCATAGCCCATTCGCCCAATTCGTATCGTAGCGCGATACTTTTCCCTTGACCGCCCTACCTCGTATCGTGTAATGATACGTCATGATCAGATCGTATAAAGACAAGCTGACAGCAGCGATTGCCAGTGGCAAATCCCTGAAAGGATTTCCGTCCGATCTCATCAAGGCAGCGCGGCGCAAGCTGGTTATGCTGGACAACGCTGCCGCCCTTGATGACTTGAAATCACCGCCCGGCAACAAACTCCACCCCTTGGTCAAGGATCGTGCCGGTCAGCATGCGATCTGGATAAATGACCAGTTCAGACTATGTTTTCGCTGGACCGATGCAGGCCCCGAAGATGTTGAGATAACCGATTACCACGATTGAGGAGAAAGCTATGACCACTCTTGGCTTTACCGTCCATCCCGGCGAAATCCTGCGCGAGGAATACCTGGCTCCGCTTAATCTGAAGCCCTATACGCTGGCAAAGAAGCTTCATATCCCGCGCACTCGCATCGAGCGCCTTGTCGCAGAGCATGCTCCTGTCACCCCGGATACCGCGCTTCGGCTTGCCAAGTTCTTCGGCACTACCCCGCAGTTCTGGATGAACATGCAGGCGTCCTATGACCTCGCGAATGAGGCGAAGGCGAAAAAGGCCGAAATTGACGCTATCGAACATCTTGAAGCCGCCTGACCCTGCCCCGCTTCGGCGGGGTTTTTGCTATCCGTACTTTGCTAGGCCCACATCGATACCCGAAAGGGCGAGCATCGTAGAAAGGCCCATGCCAAATAGGAAAACGTAGTCGGGGTACTTGAAGGATTTAAACAACAGTGAACCAATGAACTGACAGAACTTGTCTCCGGGTGAACGACGCTGTTGGTCGCGGTCGGTATAGCGGCCATAAGCAGGTCGTGATCGGTTGAAGAATGCGTTTTCTGCCGTCATGCTGATCGACTGAATAGCGCCTTCTGTGCCTTGCATTTCGGTGCGACTGATCCGGGGCGGCTGCATGAAGCCCCACCAGATCGGCGCGGGACCACCAAGGGGCTGCCATTCCTCATCGAAAAGCTGGATTGAGATCACGACAATGCGCTGATCCACCTCATCACTTGCATCAAGTGCCATGGCGAGGAAGTTCAGTGTCGCGTCCGGCAAGCCTGAAAGCTGGAACGTGACGTTCTGCGCGGCAGTGGTCGAAGCCATGCCGATGCCGTCAATAGAGCCATAGCCATACATCGGTTCATAGCGATTGCCTCCGGTTTCCAGCGCCGTGTTGCCGTTCCAGACACGCATTGTCTCGGACGCAAAGCGGAACTCGACAAGGAAATCCAGCCTCACTTCATGTTTGGCGAACTCGGCCAGTTGCGTCGGGTCAAAGAAAGCCATCAGACATCTTCCACGAAATTCACTGTCGGGAATGACCACTGCGAAATCAGATCAAGGTCGAGGTCCATTTCACTATCGGAGGCCAATCGCATCCGGCACACTGGATAATCGAACTCCATTTCACTTCCTGCTGGCGCGGCTTCGCGGGCCGGAGGACGGAATGTGATGGTAGCGGTATTCTCGCCTGTCATCTGCACCGTGCGGATGCGGTACATTCGTTCTCCGATTGAGAAATCCATACCCGGCTGCAATTGACCCGCCGTGATGAGCGAGAGATTTGCGGTGGTGCCGCGCAACGGAATGTTGCTGGTCAGCCTGATATCGATTGACCGGGAGCGATACAGCCCACCATCGCTGAACGGGCTGGTATCGGAGTGAGGCACCTTATCCGCTGCGCCGTTGCCATCAGGATCGAACGGTTGATAAGCGCAGCAGCGAGGAACCAGGATCGGACGCAAACGACCTTCCAGCAGATTTGCAATAGCCCGAAATGCGAGAACGGAAGGCGATCCACGACGAATAATGATGTCGCTGAACGTCGCCTTCCAGATACCGGCGTCAGAAGCCGTAACCTGCGTCACACCCGACACGCTGGAAGGGCCTGCGAGTGTACGCGGGGCAATATTGAACGGGTCGCGCTTCGGCTTGAGCACCGAACGGGGCCAGAGAATGGTTGCCATTACATTTTTCTCGCTTGTGCGTCTGCCAACATGGTCGGGAAGTTCGATTGAACAGCCTTGGCGCTTTGCTGCACCGAAACCTGAACTATCGCGCCGGAAGCTGTCTGAATGCGCTGATCGGCAATCTGGGCCATTCGTCCACTGTCATCCCGCAGAACAACGTTGATTGTTTCCGTGCTTCCGCCTCCAATCTTGGAGTTACGCGGAAGGACTACCTCGCCACGTTGCAAAATTGCAGGTATTTCACCTGGTTGTAGACCGGCAATCCCGCCCCGGTGGTAGCGCTTTGCGCCGGAAAAGGCTGATGGCGAAACTGCTCTACCGTGACCGTATCCATCAGAGCCAGCTACACCGCCACTGTGAAGAATGCCGGGGATAATGGCACCGCCAAGCAGGCCGCCACCTTTGAACAATCCTCCGCCGCCGAACAATCCGGCCAATGGCCCTTTACCCAACAAGGTTGCCTGAAGGACGGCTTCAATCAGCGTATTCAGGAACTTATCGAGAGCCTTGTTCCCGGTTTCAATCGTCGGAACCATGGACTGGAAGGCGTCAAGCATACTGTTCTTGAAGAAGTCAGCGGCTTCCCTCGCCTGTTCCTGACTTTCGGCCAGTTTGTTAGCCTCAGCCGTAGCATGAGCATAACCTTCAGCCAGTCCGTTGATTTGCTCCTTCAGCGCAGGGGTTATCTCAATACCGGCCTTCTTTGCCGCATTCAAAAGCTCTTGCGTGGCCCTCGCCTTGGTGATTGCGTAATCGTAATCATCAATCAGCGGGTTAATCTGAGCTTGCGCTGCGGTTTCTGCCTGAAGCGTAGCTGTCCGCTCCTTAATCTGCTCTATCTCGCGCTGAAGCTCATTCTGGCGTTCCTTGCGCCCTCTCTTTTTCTTGCCCCCATCGCCGTCTGCCGATGCGCCAGAACCACCGCCAAATCCAGCCGTGTTCGCCGTCCTATTCGGCGCGATAAGGTCTTGGTCCTTTGCATCGGCAGTCCGTTGACGTGCACGAGCGTTAGCCTGTTCTCGCCACGCTTCGCCAATTTTGCCAAGATGGTCTTCGGCGGCTTTCTGAAGAGCCGCGCCGTAGGCATCGCCCGCTTGCTTGCCTGCACCGGCGTATTTGTTGTCCAAGCGACCAAGTTCAACAGTCAGGTTTTCCGGCAGCGTCGGCGCGACACCTACGAAGCTATCCAGCTTATTCAGCGCGGCTGAAACAGCATTAATCCCGTTCAACGCCTTCTGAAGACCGGCCTCTATCCCGGCGATCATCGAGTTCATGGCGTTGATAACCGCTTCCGCTACAGCGCCGGGAAGCTTCGTGAATGTGGTAACGGTCGCGTCGTAGAGGAAGCCAATCGAATTGATTATGTTGTTGGCTACACCCTTGGCCGTAGTCCATACATCTTCCCAAGTTACCTTCGTTCCAGAAAGCGCCTCAGAAATTAGGTTGATCGCAGAAAGAAAATCATCGCGCACCAACGACGCGACATCCATAGCGCCTTGTTTCAGGGCATCCCATGCTACAGCAGCATAATCCTGAAGATTAGCCATTTCTCCAGCAATCGGCTGTATCTGGTCGCCAAACGCTGAAATTGCGAAGGTGGCGGCTCCGATAGCGGAAGCAAGCAAGAGGAACGGGTTCGTAGCCACCATAGCCGCGCCAGCTACGGCAACGCGCGCCATTGCCGGGACGTACTGAGACAAAAGGACAACGGCGGCAGCGGCAGCCGAGTTCGCTACCAAACCGATATTATCAGCAAGAGCATTCACAATCCCGCCAACGGTTGCAGTGATGCCGTATGCCTCGTTTGCCTGCCCGATATATTGCGTTAGATTATTGGCGAGCTTGGTGAAACTATCGCCAATCGTGGCGTTAGTCGCACGAAACTGCTCTTCGATGCCCTTCTGCGCATTGATGATTGCGCGGAAAACACGGTCAGACGTTAGCTTTCCATCAGCGCCAAGTTGCTTAAGGCCCGAAATGGAAACCTTGAACTCGTCCGCTATTGCCTTTGCAACGATAGGCGCATTTTCGCGAATGGAGCGAAGTTCGTCACCTTGGAGGACGCCAGAACCGAGCGCTTGGCCAAGCTGGAGAATGCCCGCTGCCTGTTCTTGCGCGGATGCGCCGCCCGCTTTGAATGCCTTGGAAACAAGGTTGGTCGCGAGTGCGATTTCTTCTTCAGATTTCGCAACACCGGACGCGGAACGAATGAGCCTAGCGTAAAGATCGGCATAGTCTGTCAGGCTTACGCGAGCATCGTTAGCGCCCGCGTTCAATTGTTCGAGGGTGCGCACCTGAACGCCAGCCGAGGCCGCCGCTGCCCGGATCATATTGCCTGCTTGCGTCCAAGCGTCGGCGTACTGAATGACTTCACGTGCGCTAAGGCCAACACCCGCGAGCGCCGTTGCGTTCTTGAGCGAATTAGAGAACGTCGCAGATATGTTTTTATTCATATCTGCAAAGCGCTTCTCAATCTGGCGCGCTCGCTTATTGGCTGTTCCGTTTGCCCGGTTCAGGGCATTCTCGAAAGCCTTGGTGCGGGCTTCCAGAGATACTATGAGCCGTTCAACGTCCGTTGCCATTAGAAGCCCTCAATTCCAAGCTCTGCCAAAGTGTCGTTGCTTATCTCAGGCGCGGCTTTTTCATCGCCCCGATGGAAAGCTTGATGGCCTTCGATGGCGCACGAAAACTCCCACAGCGTCATCTTGCCGACGTCGCGGTGGATTACTCCTGCCCATTGGTAATATCGGTGGAATTTCCATTTCCCGCGCGGGAGCGGGTCTGGGTCATCTTCCCCTCGCCCGCGTCCAGCTCCCCCGGCTGATCGTCCGGGTCGCCATACAAAGCCATCATCAAAACGGCCTGCGCCGTCAGAACGGAAAGAGTTAGTGGCCGGTCCTCGACAAACTTTTGTACGAGTTTTCGAGCCGCTTCTTTTTCCATCCCACCACCTTCAAGCCCAAGGCGGATTGGCTGAATTACGTCATCAACCATCCATTGCTTGCTTGATAGGCGGGCCAGTATCCATTCTGGCCCTGCATCACACTTGTCCTGAAGCGCACGAAGATGTTCAAGGCGGAGTTCGAAATCATGCTCCCCGCCTGCCCACGTCAACGCTTTAGCCATTATGGAGTGACCTTAGCGGTACGTTCAGGAACACCATCAAACTGAATTTCAATTTCGGCGTTGACCTTCTGACCCTTCTCAACAGCATTGTTGAGGTTGACGAGGATTGCTGGACCGGTTTCGTATTCCGTGTCTCCAACAGCCGCTTTCACGTGCTTGATACGGATGTTTTTGGTCTGGCCCAGGTACCACCAGTCCAACATCATTTCGTGGCTCTGAGATGCCCAGACGCCAGACCCAGAAATCGTCACTTCAGACGACTGGATTGCGCGTTCGACCGCGCTCGGCAGGCTTTCGTCGTCGCAGTCCTGCGGGACTTCAGTGGTCTGCATGTTGTGCTGGCGATTGATGCCGCGCTGAGTGATGCCGCAAATCTTGGTAAACGTTCCCGGCGTATCGGTTTCGACTTCAAGGATGAAATCAGGGAATGCGGCGGTAGTCGGCTTGGTAGCCATGTGCTTTCTCCATGCGAAAACGGGCCAGCAATTGCCAGCCTTAAAAGGGCTTGAGGCCCGGTTTCAGGTGAATGGGCTTATTTCGCCCGGTTACGGCCCTTCAGGGCGCGTTTCTGGTCGCGTGAAGGGCTTTGGACGCGCTCTGCCCATCCCTTCGATACGCAAAAATCAATGAAATCTTGCGGACGTTCTTGTGGTTCCGGTGACGCCTTCGCGTTGAACGAGAACCGACTTTTTGGACGAGACCAGTTGCACTCAACCTTAAAGATTGCCCATGCCATCACGCGATCTCCACTCTTATTTCCACCTGGATTATGCCGTGTGTGGTTAGTCCGTCAGGGTCCGTGACGATCCTCGTAAACGGCACGGTCATTTCCACGATTGCATTGTCCGAAAGCTCAGGCGTGTCGCGCTGGAGCGCTTTCTTGATGCCATCAACCAGGTTCTTACATTCGCCCTTACCCACTGCTCGCGACCATGCGTCGAGCTGGATGGTATGAGTTTCCGCCTCGATACATTCCGCACCATCGTCCACAATGTCAGACGGTCCGAAACTGATGTACGGGAACGACTTGCCTTCTGGCACTCGGTCATAAACACGTCCGCCAGCCAAGGTCGTTACTTCTGGAACCGTGCGCAATTTAGCGTAGAGATACCGCTGAAGCTCTTCGGAGACATTCACTTCGCGCCATCCTTGATTGCTTTTCTCATCTGTCTCGTTATCCGCCCCTTCACTCGCTTTCGCGATGCGCGCCATGACGGAAAAAAGTATGGGTTGGCTTGCATCTGCTGGGTTCCGAACTCCTGCAATCTTGCAAGTTGGAACTGGCTTCGCTCACCAACCATCGTTGACATATCGCCAGCATAGATTGTGATGCGTAATCCGTTTGCGGCGGTTTTGGACCGTCCCAGTGTCAGTGACCCTTCAGGAGCTTCACCCCACGTCCAATTGATTGTAGCTGCAAGCTCGCCAGTATCTTTCGGAACAAGCCGCCGCATCATCGAGACAACTTCATCCGCGCCTTGCTCCATCGCCTTGACGGTAGCATCAACAACAGCGGTCGGGATTGTCTTG